ATGAAACATACGCTCTTTCTATTCTTCTTTCTAACCGGTGCATGGGTAGCCCGGGGGCAAAATACAGGCCCGCTTGAAAAGGTAGTGATCACATCCCAAAAGGGGAAAACCCAGGTAAGTACCCAAGCCAACGGAGAATTACTCGTCAATGTACCCCCCAAAGAGGCAGCTAAATTTAAAGCCGCTGGTTTGGTGCGGTATAGTGACTTCGGGGCCAGGGGCGATGGCAAGACCGACGACATGGACGCCATTGCGGCGACCCATGCCTTTGCCAACCAGCAAGGCCTACCGGTGAAGGCGGACGATGGGGCTACCTACTACGTGAGTGGAAAAGAGCGTACCGCGATCATCCGGACCGATACGGATTTTGGCAAAGCGTCCTTCATCCTTGATGATACGGAAGTACAAAATCGCAATGCGTCGGTTTTCCTGGTCAGTTCCAGTTTGCAACCATTCAAACTCGAAACGATCAAGTCTCTTAAGCGAAACCAGGAGAAAATAGACGCCTCGTTGCCCGGCCCTTGCCTGATTACGGTCACCAATTCCCACGTTAAGCATTACATTCGGTTTGGGCTAAACCAAAACAACGGATCGTCGCAGACGGACATTTTTGTAGTGGACAAAAACGGCAAGGTAGATATGAACGCTCCGATCATCTGGGACTTTGACCAGATCACGGAGATCACGGCACTTCCTATCGACGAAAAGCCGCTGAAAATCACCGGTGGACGTTTTACCACGAAGGCCAACCAAGCCGAATCAAAGTACACCTACTATAGCCGTAATATTGCCATCCGGAGGTCCCACGTGGAGGTAGACGGGCTCGAACACCGCGTTACGGGCGAAGGCGAGCAGGGAGCACCCTATGGCGGCTTCCTTCATATTGGTGATTGCGCTTATGTTACGGTTAAAAACACGATCCTGACCGGCCACAAGACCTACAGCACCATTGGCGCAGCGGGTAAGCCCGTCTCGATGGGCTCCTACGACCTTTCGGTCAACCGGGCGCTCAACGTATCTTTCCTGAACTGCAGCCAGACCAACGACATCGACGACAACAAATACTGGGGAATCCTGGGCTCTAACTTCAGCAAGAATTTGCTGTATGATCATTGTACTTTTTCCCGCTTTGACGCCCACCAGGGGGTAGCCAATGCCACCATTCGTAACTCGACGCTGGGGCACATGGGAATCAATGCCATTGGCAGCGGACTCTTACTGGTGGAAAATTCCACCATCCGCGGCCGGAGCATCGTCAACCTGCGCTCCGACTACGGCAGCACCTGGCAGGGAGACGTAGTGATCCGCGACTGTGTCTTTGTACCCGCGGGCGGTAAACCCACCAACGCGGCCCTGATCAGTGGCTCGTACTCCGGCCAGCACGATTTTGGCTACACCTGCTACATGCCGGAAAAGATCACGATTGAGAATCTACGTATCGACGACTCCCAACATCCGGAAACTTACCAGGGACCGGCTATTTTCACCAATTTCAACCCGGAACTGACCGACGACTCCTACCAGGAGAAGTTTCCCTACGTAAAAACCAGGGTCGTGACGCTTAAAAATGTGACTACTGCCAGCGGCAAGTCCCTGCGGGTGAGTGATAATCCGTACATGTTTAAGGATGTGAAGATTAAGGCGGAGTGATGTAAAGAAAGTACGTTTTTTTCCCAGAAATCAAAAATGCCGCTTGAATTGCTTCAAGCGGCATTTTGTGGAGACGGAGGTTCTTGAACCTATCATATCATTAATAATCACACTATATCAAATTTACACATTTAAAGGCTGTTATAGTAATTTGGCGTAAAAGTAAATAAGATAAGATAAATTTAAAAATCACATAAAGTGTGTGTAGATTTGTGTGTAGGTCTAATATTTACACACAGTGGAGCAGTCTATATTCGAGATAAAAAGAAGCATATCCTTCTTTCTGGAGAAGCGGAAAGACAAAGACGGGCAACTGATCAGGACCAATGTGCCCATTCGTATGGCCATCAGCTTCAATGGGAGGCGGGTAATGCTCAATGCCGGTTATCGGGTTGATGCCTCCAAATGGAACGAGGATAAACAGCGGGTAATCCCAAACACCACCCACCCCAAGCAGGTCACTGCCTCAGCCATCAATACCAGACTGAACAATCTGGAAAGCGGGGTTGATCATTTTTTCAAAACCTGTGAAGTGAAACGGACAGTACCCACTCTGGCCGATGTAAGGCAGGTAGTGGATCAAATCTCCAAACAGAAGCAGTTTAAGAAAGAAAACTTCTTCACTGTCTTTGATGAGTTTGTCAAAAGCGTAGGCCGGGAAAATGATTGGGTGAGCGACACCTATATCAAATTTTCAGTGATCAAGAACCATCTTCAAGAGTTTGACAAGGCCATTTCCTTTGAGGGATTTACCGTAGACCGGATGCTAGATTACGTGACCTACCTGAGGACCAAACGCAACATGCGAAATACCACCATCGTCAAAAGCCTGTCTTTCGTCAAATGGTTTCTCCGCTGGGCCATAAAGAATGGGTACCCCGTCAGCCAGACTACCCTTGACTTCAATCCCAAGTTGAAGGGTACCGATGGGAAAATCAAAAAGGTCGTGTTTCTGACCGTGGAGGAACTCACCCACCTTTACAACTTTCCCATCCCCGAATCAAAGGGGTATCTGGACCGGGTACGGGATGTTTTCATTTTCTGCTGCTTTACGGGCCTCCGCTATTCGGATGCTTATAACCTCAGGAAGGCTGATGATAAGGGCTCCTACATTGAATTTGTAGCCCAGAAAACCAGCGAGTCACTCAAGGTGGAAACCAACAAGTATTCCCGGGCCATCCTGGATAAATACCGTGAAGTTCCTTTAAAGGATGGGAAGGCCCTTCCCGTCATCACCAACCAGAAAATGAACGAGTACCTGAAAGAGCTGGGAGAGTTGGCCAAACTGGACACGCCCGAAACCTTGGTCTACTTCAAGGGCAACGAGCGGATAGAGGAAGTACACCCTAAATACGCCCTGCTGTCCACCCATTGCGGCCGAAAGACTTTTATCACCAACCTGCTTTATCTGGGAGTCAGTGACCACGTGATCAGGAAGTGGACTGGCCACCGTGACCATAAAAGCTTTGACGTTTATCATACCATTGTAGATGAGATCAAGGCGCGCGAAATGTCAAAATTTAATGAAATATAATATGTGAATTTCTTTGAGTAAATTAAAATGTCATTATATTTGCACTGAGACGAGATAAAAGCGGTTTGACCTCTACGATACTTTGGGGATCTTACAACTGAGTGTAGTATTTGAGGTTTACAACGAATTTGTCTTGTTGAATCATCTAATAATACCGTTTCTGTCATTGGCTTTCTAAACTGTACCTTTCCACGCATTAGGAACTGGGTAGCAAGCGCCAACAGAAAAAGGGATGAAAGATGTACTAAACGCCAGCGTGGGGGCTGTATACGTACATCTATATCTCTATGTCAACTTCCCTAATTTCAGCGGAGACCCCTATTTCTCAGCTCACGGTTGGTGAGCTTGTCCAAGTCCTTTCTTTGCATTTACCTAGCCATGATCTGAAACAGCCTCAAGTTTTGGAAAAAAAGTATGTCTATGGTATTGCAGGCTTAGCCCGGTTAATTGGCTGCTCTCATCCAACCGCCCACCGTCTCAAATCTTCGGGCAAAATTCCATATTCCCAAATCGGAAGAAAGATTGTTTTCGAGGAATCAGCGGTTTTATCTGCGTTAAACAAAAAAGGCAAAAGGTAAGTCGATGGATGCTATTGCATGCCTTTGTGGGCTAGCCTTAGAGGCTAGACGCAAGAAATATCCATCGCTACCCCTGCACGCCCTTCCCAAGCCCAGGTACTCCGACCGAACTACCAATGAGCTCACCAAGGCAATACGGATCAGCGTGGAAGGGAGGGTTATCAATCGCCGAAAGACAGTTGTCGACGTCATCGGTCGAAGCCGAACTATTGGGAGCGTCCAACGTATACGCTCCTCCGCACAAGTAGGAAGCGCAGACATCGCAGCTACGATCAACGGCCGTTCCGTGAAGATCGAAGTTAAGAAAGGCTCAGATCGCCAACGTAAAGCCCAGCGCGAATACCAGCGCCAGGTTGAGGCGGCCGGAGGGGTTTACTTACTCGTTTCGAGCTTTCAGCAATTCTACGACTGGTATCAACACTTCACCAAACAACCGGTACCATGAAGGAAGCGTACTACTTTTCCCACGACAGTAACGCCCGTCATGATCCGAAGATAACGGCCATGCGAAGCGTCTATGGATCAGAGGGATACGGCTGGTATTGGATGCTCATCGAGATGATGCGTGAATCGGAAAACTACAAGCTGGATCTGCAAGCGAAATACGCCCGGAATGCCTATGCTGTGCAACTGCAATGCGATTGCAATGCGTTCGCATCTTTTCTGCATGACTGCATCGAAGAATTCGGACTTTTTGCCTCCGATGGTACCAGCTTTTGGTCGGAATCTTTGCTCCGCCGGATGAGAGAGCGGGAAGAAAAGTCCCAAAAGGCCCGAGAATCCGCCAATGCCCGATGGCAAAAAGACCGTAAAAATGCGAACGCATCGAATAACCATGCGAACGCAGCAAAAAGTGATGCTCTAAAGGAAATAAAAGGAAAAGAAAGAAAAGAAAATATAAATAATACATCGTTCGATGATTTTTGGGCGGCGTACGGCAAGAAAAACGACCGCAAGAAGTGCGAGGAGGTTTGGGCAAAAATTCCGGACAAAGACAAGCCTCTCATCCTGGCTGCCATTCCCAGCTACGTTCAAAATACCCCTGATCCGCAGTACCGCAAAAATCCTTTGACTTACCTGCGCGGAAAGTGTTGGCTCGATGAAGGTCCAACCCCCGTTTCTTTACCACCCACCACCTCCGCCCCCCGAATCACCGTGCTATGAGCAAAAATCATGAAATACCCGCCCCCTGGACTCAGCCCGGCTACCAGGGTAGGCTAGGGACTACGCCGAAGCTGACGGCCTCCCCCCAGGCACATATTGACCCCGAGTCTTTGGCGGAAACGACTTTTCAGCTTCTCATCGAGGGGAGCATTGATGAATCTCAGGCCCAAAAAATGATCCGAAGCTATGAAGACCGCCCATAAAGCTACCTCATCGGATTCCCTGGCCAAATTCGTCGATGTCTACCAGGAGCGTCTGCTGGTCACGGCCCTAGCCCATCATCCGGCAATGATCGCCCCGGTTCAGAAGCTACTGCCCGGAACGGAGGTCTTCCAGGATGAGGCAGCCCGCATTTGCTACGAGTGCATTAGTGAGCTTCACCGTGAAGGAGAGATCATTCGGCCTCATGCGGTCTTGACCCGAGTACGGGCCCGGGGAAGGTTTGAAACATTGAAGGCCGCCAAGCTCTCGCTAGCCTTTGACGAAATGGCCCCCAATAAGCCCGTAGAGATCATTGATTGCGCTGAAGGTATACTTTCCTTATTTCGCAGATATAATGCCTCAGAATTCAATTTAGACCTCAACAAGCAGCTATCTAATGAAGCTTCCGATACCGAACTGATCGATACTTGCCAGAATATCCTCAAAGTACTTACACTTTCGGGTCTGGGTAAACTGGAAAAATCCAGCAAAGAAGCCGCCATGGAAGCGCTGGGCAAGGTCAACAAGAGCATGGCGGCCCGGAAGACAGGAAAGGCCGTCGGCGTGCCCTCCGGTAGCTCCAAGCTGGATAGGTATACCGGAGGTTGGCAGGAAGACCAGCTGATCATCCTGGCCGGTCGTCCCGGATCCGGAAAGACCAGCTGCGCGCTGGATTTTGCCCTGGCCGCGGCCGGGGCCGGGCATCCCGTCGGTTTCTTCTCGATGGAAATGCCTGCCGCCCAGCTCATGGTCCGCCTGGCGGCCAACCTAACGGGCATTGAATACCGGCGCATCCGCAACGGAGAGGTCGACTTGGAGGATTACAAGCGCATAGAGAATGCCCTGGCTGAGCTGGCCAAACTACCGCTCTACTTCTTCGACGATACCGCGGTCAAAGACGTATACCGTCTGGAAGCCATCGCCAGCGAGTGGAGGAGGATTCACAAGGTCGAGCTTATCATCATCGACTACATCCAGTACCTGGAGATCAGAGGGCACACGAAGGGCTACGACCGGGTCACGGAGGTCACCAAGGCGGTCAAGACCATGCAGCGGAACCTGAAAATTCCGGTCATCGCCCTGGCTCAGCTCAGCCGGGCTACCGAAGGGCGTTCCGACCCCAGACCCAAGGATTCGGACCTGAAAGAGTCCGGCCAATTGGAGCAAGACGCCTCGCTGATCATTGGCCTTTTCAATCCGGAGTACTACGCACGGAAAAACATCACGCTCTACGATGAGCAGTACGGGGAAGAAAACAAGGTGCCCTTCAAGCAGGGAACCTACTGCCTGTACCTGCTGAAAAACCGGGATGGGGATGTCGTTCGGGTAGACCGCTTCGCTCACCTTGCCACCGGCCGATTCAGTGATCAATTTCCTGGTTTTCAGCCCCTGGAGACTAATCCCAATTACTCTACGCCCATGTCGAGTGAGGGTAACCTGACTCTGGAGAAAGTTGAGGATGCACCTTTTTGACCCATTCATTCCCAAACCGACATACTACGCATATGAAACTTGACCGTGAACAAAAAATAGCCCTTTTGGAGCTGGCCCGTGAGGGCCAGTACGACCCCAGCAAGCACCGCAGTTTAGCCGAGATTTTCAAGGGTCAGGCAGACGGGAGTCATTATGACCTGGACCGCCTGTCATCCGTCGAACGGGAGCTGCTGCAATCCCTGATTTTGAAGGCACAAGGTGAGAGCCCGGGCGAGCCGTATACAGGAATGCTCAACGCCGCAGAGGAGGCAGCCGAAGCCTCGTTGAGAAGTAACAACGCCTCATTTTTATTGTAAATAACAGAGAAACAACAATGCCATTTCAACCCACACAGAGCGGGAACCCTAAAGGTAGACCTCGGGGCTCAAGCAACAAAGCCTCATCTGATCTTCGAAAGGCAGTCCTGGAGCTTCTCGATAACAATTGGGACAGTATCCAGACCGACCTAAAAAGAGTGACGGCACGTGACCGCCTCAACTTCATCGAAAAGCTGCTGGGCTACGCTCTCCCAAAACTGCAATCGGTTGAGGTATCTGCCGAGCTCACTTCCCGGATTGAAGGGCTTTCAGACGACCAGCTGAATAGATTGATAGACAAAATTCTAAACGAAGAAGCCTCATGAAAAAAGGACCGGCTTACATCACCATTCTCCCAGGCAGTTCCGCCCATAAACTGCTCATTCAACGGGCGGTAAAAACAAAAGACAAAGCCGCTTTAAGCGCCCTTAAAGGTCGGTTGAATCTTCCCATACACTATGTTCAGAATTGGTTTTTCTACTGCATGATGGGGCAGCAAGGTGCGGTGGTTATATTCTCAGCTTCTACGCGGCGAGACATGCAAAAGCACCTGGCCTCTACGGGTCACAAAGTGTCATCCCTGCATCCGGTACCGGCGGAGGACCCATACGAGGATATCATCAATTCAGTCGAAAAGGTAGAGATATGAATCCGAGATCCCTGGGTATGCTCATGTACCACCAAGCGGTCAGCAGCAATTGTAGGCTCGAAATCTACGTCTCTATACTGCACAAGCACCAGCTGATGCAACGGGAAGAGATTCAGAAGTTTATGAATAGAATCCCTCATGTAGAGCTTCAGATGTACTTTCTAAGAAAGACAGGCTTTTGGGGGAGAATTCATAGCGCCTCTTTCAAACCGAATTAATAGTACCCATTTAACTATACACGCACTATGAATAATGCCGGACCTCTGGATTTTGATGCGGTCATCCGCAATACCGACTTTAAGCGCTCGATCGACGAGATGGAGCGCCGGATCATGGGTTTTTCGGGTAAGATCGAAAAGGAAACCCGCGGCATCGACGAGACGTTCAAGCGCCTGGGGCAGGCCGCCGCCGGGTACTTTGCCTTCGATAGCCTGAAAGGGCTTGCAAGCTCCATCGTCCAGATCAGGGGTGAGTTCCAGCAGTTGGAAATTGCCTTTGGCACGATGCTCGGAAGCAAGGCCAAAGCGGATTCGTTAATGGCCGATGTGGTAAAATTGGCCGCCACTACGCCCTTCGACTTGCAGGGGGTGGCTTCTGGTGCTAAACAGCTACTGGCCTATGGGGCAGCCTCGGAGGACGTTACCAAAACCCTTACCCGATTAGGGGATATTGCGTCAGGGTTATCTATTCCGTTGAATGACATTGTGTACCTGTATGGTACTACCATGACGCAAGGCAGGCTTTACACGCAGGACCTTAATCAATTCACCGGTCGCGGGATACCGATGATTCGCGAGCTTGCCAAGCAGTTTGGGGTAGCAGAAAGCGAGGTTAAAAAACTGGTGGAGACGGGCAAAGTAGGCTTTCCCGAGGTACAAAAGGTGATTGAGAGCCTGACGAACGACGGCGGCATGTTTGCCGGCCTGATGGAGGCCCAATCCAAGTCGCTAACCGGGCTTGTAAGCAATTTAGGGGACGCTTGGCAAAGGGCGCTTAATGACATTGGTCAATCTCAAGAGGGCCTTATAGCCGATTCGCTGAGAACCACGATTTCGGTGGTTGAAAACTATCAGAGCGTACTCGACATCTTAAAGGTTATCGTAGCCGCTTATGGTACCTACAAGGCCGCCACGATTGCAATCGCGACCGCCCAACGCCTGGTTGCCGCCAGCTCTTCTGCTACTTTATTCCTGGAGATGGCCAGGGGGCTTGGAACCGTCACCACCGCCACCTATGCCCAGGCTGTTGCGATTGGCATTCAGACCAGGGCTCAGGCAGCCCTCAATGCCGTTACCGCAGCTAACCCTTATGTAGCGGCCGCCACGGCCATCATTGCGCTATCAGTAGCCGTATGGGTGCTGCACGACAGTACCACCGCGCAGGAGAAGGCACAGGAGCGCCTTAATAAGGCCGAGGAGGAAAGCAAGAGACTCCGTGACGATCTTACCTCCCAGACCAGCCAGCTTGTTGCAACCATCCGGAGTGAAACCGCTACGCAGTACGCCCAGATCGAAGCCTACGAAAAACTGCAAAAGTTATATCCGGGAATATTGGGTAGCATGACCCTGCAACAGTTCCAGCTGCTGAAAACGGAAGAGGCGCAGCGTAGGCTTAATGCCGCCATGGACCAGATGGGTATTGACCGGGTTAAGCAAAACTACGACGAAGCCCGTAAAAAGGTGGAGGAGCTTGAGAAGCGGATCAATGCCCTACTTTCGACGCCGGGGGGTGATGAAGCCAGCACGGCTATTGCCGTTAAGGCCACTCGTAAGGAACTGGAGGTTGCCCGTATCGAGGCCGAAAAGCTGGGAGAGGCAGTAGAAGCAAATGTAAAAAGGGAGTGGGAGGCCAACACCTCTGTAGAGGATAAGAAAAAGCATTATGAGGACTTGCTCAAAAGCCTGAAAGAGCAGCGTGCCAATGTCGAGAAAAGCCTAAACACCATGAAGCAACTCGGCGGCGCGGCTCAGGGGATACAACCTATACTGGCTCAGCTTTCGCTCGACACGCTGAATGCGCAGATTGACCAAGCCCAGAAGGGGTTGAAGGGGCTATTGGGCACAGCTTCAGTGGTAGATGGCGGGAATAAGGCTTATTGGGAGAAACAGAAGTCTGAGGCTCAACAAAAACTGAATGACTTAGGTGCCGGGAAAGAAGGGAGTGCTGACTGGAAGCAACTCAAAAAAGAAATCCAGGAGGCCGAGAAACAAATCGACAAGTACGACACCAAGGTCAAAAAAGTAGCTGAGAAGGACAAGCCTCAGCCGCTGGGCTCTGTGGCTTACTGGGAGCAAACGGTTCGTAAGATTGATGAGGCCATCAGCAAACTGAAACCCAGCCAAAAACAGGAACTTTCGCGCCAACAGGCCCTGCTCGAACAGGCTCAGGTTAAGCTAGGGGAGGCCAAACTAGCCCAGACCCCGATGGGTACCTTGGAGTACTGGGAGCAGGTGATCAAAAACGCCGATGAGGTACTTAAAAAGACCTCGTTGACGGACACGGACACCCTGGGCCGACAGATGGCTATCAAGCGCAACGCCGAAAAGCAGGCTGAAGATCTGCGCAAGGCGACGGCCGTACGTAGTTTTGAGGAGGAACTGGACGAAAAGCGTCGTAAGTACGAAGAGTACCAGCGCTGGGTTGAATTCGTTGGGCAGGATAGCGCCGACAAGCAGTACGCCACGCTGCTCAAATCCGGGCGCACGTACATGGACTACCTGACGGCTGAAATCCAGAAACTGGAAGCCCTCAGGGATTCGCCGATTGGTCTTACGCCTGGGGAATCCAAAAACCTGGTGGCCCTGAACATGCAGCGCGACGAGGCCTCCGGCCGTAAGACCGTCATCCAGGCCTTCACCGAGGACTTGGAGCGCGCCCAGCTCGAAGCCCAGAACCTGACCGAGTACCTGGCCTACCTGAAACAAGCCCAGGAAAGCCTGAATGCCTCCGCGCCCACGGCCGACGTATTGCAGCAGCGGCAACTGGTAGCCGAGCGCATGATCGAAACCGAGAAGGCCCGTAAAGCCCAGCTTCGGACCTTCCTGACTGAGGTAGTCGGCTCAGAAGCCAAGCATACGGAGATCACCAAGTACTACGAGGACCTACGCCAGCAACTGGCCAGGGATACAGCCGATAAGAACAGCGAAGTTTATACCAATGCCCTGCAAGACATCGGCGACGCTGAGAAGCGGGAGCACGACGAGCAGAAGATTCGGCTGTACGAGCTCTCGGCGGAGTACCGGGCTTTGGCGCGTACGGTGGAAGACAGCGCGGGACAAAGCCTGCGCGCCCGAATCAGCGGGCAGGAGGCCATCATCCAGGATCTGTCCAAGCGCGGGCTGGGTAATACCGACCGGTACCGGGAAGAGGTATATAAACTCATCGACCTGAATCGGGAGCTACGGGCCAGTAGCGCCGAGGCTTGGGGTACGATTAGCGGCATCTTCGGCGAATTGGGCCAATCGTTGAGCGGCATAAACGAGCAGTTTGGGGCTGTCGGGCGCTCGTTGACAACGCTTGGTTCCCAGATGGGGCAACTCGGCACCCTGCTAAACAAGGACTCCAAGGTGAGCCTTAACCAGTATGCGGCCGTCGGCGAAGCTATGATTGAGATGGCGGAACTGGCGTTATCGGCTGCCCAGCGCAGGAAGGATGCCGAACAACAGCACTACGAATCAGCAATCCGCTATCAGCACGAGCTCAATCTACTGGTTAATGAGCAGATTGGGATGCAAGCCGAGCTGAATGAGAGCATTTTTTTTAAAGACTATACAGGACGGCTCAAAAGCGGCATGGCCCAGTTGGCCGATGCCCAGCAAAAGTACCAAGAATCAATCGCCGCGCTTTCCGGGGGTAAGGCTGTGACCGGTATGAAAAACCAGCTTGATCCTGATGCGATCCTAAAGGGAGGATTGAAATTTGGACCGGTCGGGGCGATTTGGGGGGCTATTACTGGTATGAAGAAAGTTGAGGTTTTTGGCGGGTTACTGGAAACCTACCCTAAACTCATATCTGAAACCGGAGAGTTTAATAAAGAATTGGCTCAGGTCCTTATCAATACCAACCAAGTCGATGAAACAACCAAAAAGATTCTACAAAGCGCCATTGATTGGGCCGATAAGGTCGATGAGGCAAACAAAAAAATGAATGATGTCATTTCGGATCTGGCCGGAGGATTGGGCAGTTCTTTGACAGATGCACTGGTGAACTCCTTTCGGGAAGGTACCGACGCGGCCCTGGCCTTTGGGGATACGGTCGGCGGCGTGCTGGAAAAGATTTTAGAGCAATTGATTTTTTCGCAAGTGCTAGGCCCCTACCTGGATCAACTGAAGGCCGATATGACTGCCAGCATGGCAGAAGGAGGGGATGGTAGTTGGATTGATGATTTTGGGCGCTTTGTCGCCGGTTCGGCGGAGGCCACCAAAATGGCCTTTCAGGCCATGGATGACGCCCAGAAGATTGGCGCTCAATACGGAATAGATCTTTGGAAGAAAACGGGCGCAGGGGCGGACGCGGCCGGAAAGGGTATGTCCGGAGCTATTAAGGGTGTAACCGAAGAAACGGCTTCGCTGCTGGCGGGCCAGATTAACTCCATCCGGATCAACCAGGCGGAGGCCCTTCAGGTGAACCGGGGGGCACTGGTGCAGTTGACGATGATTTCAAGCCATACGGCGCATTTGATGAGCATGTCCAGAGATCTTTCGAGCTTATTGGATGAGTTCAGAAAAGACACGCTGCGGGCCAAGGGGCTGGGGGGTGGGTAAAAACCTGATTACAGCTTTCAGCTTGTTCACTTTAATCCGCGCTCCCAAGCATTGGAGTGCCGTTCAATTCACTTACAAACCTAACAAAGATGCTCAATTTAAATCTAATCAAAGAACTTCGTGACGACGCCTCCCTTATGGAGTTGTTTTACACGGCCCAGCTACTCAATGTGCCAGGGGAGCCGGTTGAGGAGGATCTGGCCGGCCTTTACCTGACAGCCGCCAAGCGAAAGGGGCAGGCAGTCGCACTGTACCAAAACCTACGGGGTCTCCACCAAAAGCTATCTGACTTTGCGGCCGGAAAATTTGGGCCCTACTTCAATGCGCACTGTAAGTATTCAGGGGCAGAATCCTTTGACCCTTATCATGAGCTTAGGATCAGCATGAACTGCGAGGTAGTCGACGATCTTCCTGAGCACATCGAGCAGTACGCCGAACTTGTTGCCTTTGCCGAGCAAACGAGCCTTCGGAGTAAGATGATGATTGATTCAGTCCGGCACCTGGCCCCCAATTTTCGTTTTCAGTACCGCGCTACCAACGAAGAGGGGAATCCGATCATCGTCTTTGAAGACCATTGGACTGAAGACCAAAAAAACAAAAAGGAGGTAGAGCAAGATTTACACAACATCGAAGTGGAGCACTGCCTTGACAAGTACAATGCCTGGTACCAGGCCATGATGACGGCCCTTGATGAAGTGAGGCCGTTTGCCCAGATGCTGTCCTGGCTCAAATAAGCCCGGGAACAAAGCAAATAAGTTTGGCACAATAACAACAAACCGTAATGAGCAAGCAGACCGAAAATAAACCCCTTACCGACAAACAGAAGCGATTCTGCGACGAATACGTCCTTGATTTCAATGCTACCCAAGCCGCCATCCGGGCCGGATACAGCGAGAAATCAGCCCGGGAAATCGCCTGCCGGTTGTTGACAAATGTTGACGTGCAGAAACGCATCGAAGAGCGCAAAGCCGCGCTTGATGCACAGCTGGAAAACAAATACCTCATCTCGAAAGCGCGGCTACTGGACCAGTACGCCTATTCCGGCTTTTCAGACCTCAGGGGCTTTTTTAATGCCGACGGCACCATGAAGCCCATCACAGAGCTGAGCGATGAGCAGGCGGCGTGCCTGGCCTCTATCGAAGTGCATGAGCAATTTACCTACGTCGATGGCCAGAAGGCACCCAATGGGGTGATCAAAAAGATCAAGGTTTGGGACAAACTCCGGGCGCTTGAAGGCATTCGCAAAATCATGGGCTACGACGCGCCGGTAAAGCAGGAAGTGACCGGAGCTGATGGCAAGCCTATTGCAGTGAGCCCCGCCATCGACTACTCCAAACTATCCGATGAGGTACTTTTGCAGATCATCAATGCCCGAAAGTCCGATGGATAAGGGCTACCCAAGAAAGAGCTTGCTGACTGATCGCGTTTCAAGCGGAGGTAGTGAAGGCCTGGGGGCGCTTACCTGAGTAAATGTACAGGTCTGTACATTTACTCAGGTAAGTTACTCTGCCGCTTTTTTGTGATTCAGGATCACATAATAAAAGTACAACGCCTTATCATAAAATTTCAATCCATTTCAAGCATGGTCATTACCCCACAAAACCAATCCGCCGTCGCTCATTGGCGCAAGATGCGCGACTTATTTTGCCAGCATGTGTACTTGGTCGAGAACCCGAATGATGATGTATGGTTTGACTACCTCAATAACATCGATCGCTTTGCCTTCCACTACACCCGGCGCATTGTCATACCTGACCGGCCGACCGAAGCCTTCTTCCACGATTTCCGTATGGTAGCCCGCCATGAGCTATTCGAAGAGGCTACCTTTTGGGCGCTGCTCACCCGGATCGAAGCGTACCTGCTGGAACATGAGCTATATGAGGCCCTAGCCCTGAATCAGCGGTTTAAACCGGTTTTTAGCAAGATTCTGGAACGTGATCGTCAACCAGGCTTGGTTCAATAAATTATTCCTTCTTTTTAAGCGCCTCGCTGCATTTCCGTTTTCTACCTGGCCGCGGGCAGATTTTGCATAAATAATTCGCCATTTACAATCCGCTCACAGGTTTTTTCAAAAAATTTGGCTGAGGAAAGGGGCTACAATAAGACCAGAGACCATTCAAAGTCAATACCCCTATTTTTAGGGGGTTGACAATTATTCGCCAAATCACTACCATTGGAGGTTAATTGACCCTGACCCTCTTATCTGCAATGGACTTTAAAGACCAGGTGCGCAAGCTCAGTGAGCGTGTGGCGCGGCGCAAAGACAATATTCAAACGACGAAAGAAGGGCTGGAGGGCTTCTTCATCGTCCGCTCCTTCCTCCGTCCGAAGATTTCCGCTCACCGGATCACGTTCCGGGATACTCTCTCCTGCTTTGTCATCTTCCTAGACGACAACAACCGCCGCCCGGTTGCAGGCTTTATTTTAACAGCCAGACCAAAAAGTATTTAAGTGCCTTTGATCAGAAGGAAACGAAAACGGCGATCAAGTCTTTGAATAACATCTACGGGTTTGTAGTGAAATTTGGAGGCTTCGGTTGCTCCTAATACAGAATTAAAGGTTAAGTAATATGGCAAGTCATACAAAAATTTTAGTAACAACAACTTCTACTATCGACGGAGTAAAAATCAAGAAGCACATAAAGCCTGTATCTGCTCACATAGTAGCAGGTACAAATCTATTTACTGAATTCTTAGGTGACTGGGCAGACGTATTTGGGGGACGCTCAAAGGCTTATCAAGACCAATTATCATCATTATATAATGAAGCGATTGAAAAACTAAAAATGGCGGCCTATCAATTAGGGGCAAATTGTATTATTGGTTTGAGCGTAGATATGGATGAGATTTCCGGGAAGAATAAATCTATGTTTATGATTACAGCAATTGGCACAGCCGTAATTATTGAAGCCAACTCGCCTGAAAATGAAGCAATAATTAAAACTGATACAATAATTGAAAATGTTGGAGTAGATAAGATTAACGCTTTAAGAAATAAGAATCTAATTATTGAGGGAGCTAGCCAGGGAGAGTTAATTCTTGATGATAAAATTTGGAACTTCATTATCTCAAATCAGATTGAAGAAGTCTCCCTGTTCTTAATTAAAAAATACACCGAAGCTGTTATAGATGAATCTATGCATCCAGAGGTATCATCAAAGTTCTACAAACAACTTGTAATATATTTTGATTCTTTACCAGATGATTCAAAGTTCAATTTATTATATGGGGCGATTGAAGCAGAAAAAAATGAACGTGTCATTTTAAAACTGTCTGAAATAATCAAAGAGTTAAATTTATTTAATTACGAAGGTATACTTCGATTGTTTAATAATAGTGCTTTTAATATTAAGAAACGAGGTCTTCGTATTTCCACTTATGATAAAACATTTTTCAATAAAAATGACAAGGAAGATCTTCAGAAAATATCTGCAAAAATTGGTGAAGTATTCATTGAGCGAGGCATCCGTACATTAAAAAAACAATTATTATCTTCCAAGGAAAAAGAAGTTTGGACTTGCGAGTGTGGGAAAACAAATGACTTGGATAGCCATTGTAGTGGCTGTGAGTTAGATATTTACGGCTTTTATAGGCATGAAATAAAGCCTTTAAATGCAAAAAAATACATAGAGCAAAAGATAGAATTGATTTCTCAATACGTAGGTTAGTACAACATTGTTAATATTCTACTTAAAGAATGGTTTTACAATTACTTTCCAAAGACGGGGTCTTGAAATTGCGAACGTCAAGATGTTGAACATACATTCGCTTGAATAAAAAAATAATTAAATTGAACGCCTAATTGATTAACCTATGAAAAAAATATTATTTCTCTTACTCATTGTATCAAATAGTTTATTTGCCCAAAATGCCAAAGTAGAAGCCGAAGCCATTAAAACAAAAATGGACGCCTTTACCTCTAAAACCGGGTCTATAATACGATTTATTGATTACAAGCTCCCAGAACTAAAGACCCAATATTCAGCCCCCGAAACCCGTATAAGAAGGGTGAACGCTGGCAATACAACATCTTACTTTTACCAAATAAAAAAAACTACTAAATATGGCGAAGTGACGGCCTCAATAGAATATAGTGATTTATTGGAAATAATAAAGGCTGTTAATATTCAAAAGGCTGAATTTGATAAGGATGTTTCCGGCAGTCATGATTATCTTGAAAATAGATTTATTACTATAGATGGCTTTCAAGTGGGTTATTATGTAGACAAAGGAAAAGGGGCATGGTATCTTACATTAGAAAAGTATGGTACCGATAAAACATTATTTATAAATGACTCAGAAATTATAATGCAGGCATTTAACGAAGCCAAACTTAAGATTGAAGAGCTTAAAAAACAATAGATAGACAAAAAGCCAAGACCTTTAAGCCCGACCGCAGATCCCGCCGCCAGACTAGAATTGACTTCTGAAACTACGGATCGACCCAGTAGCCCGGATGCTTGAATTTTGCGCAATTATGCGCAAAACTTGATAGTCAACAACTTACGTGCATGATACTCCTAAACGGTCTTTATCGTGGAGGCCCGGAAGAACAGTCAATCTACAAGCGGGAGTTTAATCCGTGTGGGGATTGTTTACTTCCGGCGCTAGCAGGCTTATTCGCGAGATACTGATTATCAGTTTTTTACCAAAAATGGCAAAAACCCCAAAGGGGGCGGACCAACCAAAGATTACCAGCCTTCAGCAAACACCCGTTGCCTTTCATTGCGAGCCTAAATCAGCCTGCTTGCTTCCTCTGCACTCTACCACCGGCCGTTTGTCGGCCGTGATGCATCTTCTCATTCTGAGTTTACACCGGAGGTACCGTACCACTTCCGCACAAAAAAATATTTTTCTTCTTTTTTAAAGTTTTTTATACCTCACTATGATATATAAAAACAGAGCGCTTTTAAATCTCCTTCTTTTATCCGTACAATCTATAATCAATTCCACTTTCATTTTTACCTAAAATGAAGTGTATCATCATGATACATATTCTACTAATTGCCTCATCACAAGGCGGTTTGCTTTATTTTTTTTCTCTAAGCAACTAATTATGTTTGTCTCGCAATTACGTCAATCAGCTTTATTAATCGTAGTTAATCTACAGATTTATTTATGTCGATTCCTAAAGAAATCACTCAGCTAATAACGCGATTTAGACCGAAGTATATAAAAATAATAAGGCTCCGATTTCAAATCCGACCCTTTATAAAGACTTCAACCAAACCTCATAAATCCCATGAATTATCTCCAGACTTATCAACGAATGACATTCCGTTTCGTCCTTCGTCACAATCGCCAAAAGGCAGATGGCAAAGTTCCAATTCTTTGCACTATTCGTTCTGCTGGCACCGTCCATCCAATTACCACGGACGTTTGCGTGTATCCTAGCGATTGGGCCCAAAAGGAGCAATGTATCCGGGGTAAGGATCGGCAGGCTGCCGAAGATAATGAAAAGCTCCGGCGGTTAAAGGATACGCTAATCCGAATCAAGGACCAGTACATCGAATCTAGGGGTACCCATCCCACCCCGTCGGACATTGTTCGGATCTGGAAAGGCCACGACGAGCTACACATTACACTCGATGCCGTCATAGCCGAATTTCTCAAAGACCTTCGCCTGCGCAAAAGGTCTAAGGGGACGCTTGCCCGCTATGAGCGTAGCCTTGGTTTCATGAGAGAGTACCTGAAAGAGAACCGGCGGCTTCGTCAAATCTCATCGGCCCATTTTAAGGGCTTCTTTGGGTACCTGCGGGAACAGAAAGGCCATTCCAATGACTACTCCAATAAAATCATAGGTGTATGTAAGGGTCTCTTCATCTACGCTCGGAGGATGGAATATATTGAAAAGAATCCTTTGGGTTTTATTCGACTGGAATGGGAGAAGGGGTTGGATACTACCCATTTGACCATAGATGAGCTTAAACTGATTTCTGAATACGATTGGAACAACAGCCGATTACAACGAGTTGCGGAGGCCTTTTTATTCATGTGCTATACCGGCTTGAACATTTCTGACTATCTGAATCTGAAAACCTCAGACATTGAGTTGATCAGAGTGCCACTCTCTGAGAGAGGTTTTTACGAACAGGAGATGATTATCCAGGTTAGAGAAAAAGCAACTTTGGAGGCAAGGGGTAAGGGTGGCATGACCTCCCGCGTTCCCTTGCATGAGGAAGCCAAACGGCTGATTGAAAAATACGGTTCCGTCGAAAACCTGCCCCGGATCTCCAAGCAAAAAATGAATGAATACCTGAAGGTTATACAGGAAAAGACGGGCATTCAGAAGCATTTTACTAATCGGCTGGCCCGAAAGACCTTTGCCGATATACATTTAAATGTTTATCGCATGAGCCGAGAGGCCGTTGCCTCGATGGTAGGTCACGTGGATACCAAACAGATCAATCATTATTGCTCGATTCGGGAGGAAAGGATTTTAGCGGAATGGAAGAACCGGCCCCAGGCAAATGTTGAAATCTCAACATCTACTCAAAAGGAGCCTGCCCGCCCTGAGCAGGAAATCATGAGAGGCGTATTCCGGATCCAACGGGGTACCGGGACCTGAAACGTAGCATATGATGTGTGACAATAGAACGCTTACCTAAAATCTATTTCAAGTATGATGCTCAGTTCAATAAAACCTTATTTCTACGTTCGACCCTCTAAGGTACCCGGCAAACGTGGTATCTTCTACGTCCGGGTCAAAGTCAACGGCCGCCAGCTACCGGTTTCAGTCAAGGCCCTGGAAATGTTCCCTGACGAGTTCGACTCAAAAACCCAGATGCCTACCGAGAAGTGTACGCTGTACTTCGAGACTCTTGATTTTATGCTGCGCATCCGCAAGGAGATTAGCCGCGTCCTGAGCGAGTATGAAGAGCAAGAGCATATATTTACAACCAGGGATCTGGAACATGCGGTAGTCGAGGTATTTTCCCGCGTCGGCAAGAAAAAGCAGGATGGCCCCCTACCCAAAACGTACTTGGAGGTTTTTGAAGGCTTCATCAAGGATCAGGAACACCTGGTTGGGAAAACCATATCCAGCGGTACCTATAAATTAAGGAAGCGCTACATGACCTGCGTTGGCCTCAGCCTGAAAGAGCTAGGACATTACAAAAAGCCAATCCGTAATTTCACCGCCAACGATATTTCAAGCATTCAGACCTACCTGCTCCGCAGCTATGAGCCCGGTTACGTCGGCCGGTTGATGAATGTGGTCAGTATGGTTTTTACCTATGCCCAGGAAAAGGATGAAGTGAAAGACAACCCTTGCAAAAAGGTTAAGGGTATCAAGATTGATAAAGCCCCCAATATGGTCTGGCTGGAAGAAGAGGAGCTGGAAAGGCTTCGAAACCTGGACCTGTTTGGCGAAATCAATGACTACCGGAATGCCTTTGTCTTCTGCTGCTATACCGGGCTTTCAATCGGGGATTATATGCTACTCAACTCCAAAACCCGCGATTATCAAATCAGGATGGCAGAAAGTCCGAAGGACATTCAGCCTGCGGAATTAGTACAGATGCGCTCGGGCCTATTCCTCATTGGCAAACGGCGTAAAACCGGCACCCTATACCGGGTACCCATGCAGCAGCCCGCCCTGGATATAATCGAAGCGTACGGTGGCATTGAGAAGCTTCCTTTCAATCTACCCAGGATGGGTACCATGCTCAATACGTTGATGGTGATGAGCGGAATCCGCAAGAAAATCCGCTTCCATACGGCTCGAAAGACCATGGCCAACCTGCTCCTCAACGTCAAGATGATCAATCCGATTTATGCGGTGGAGATCATGGGATGGAGGAAGATCGAGGAGGCAAAGGCCTACATTGTCGTGAACAGTGATGCCCTGGCCAAGCAGATGCAGCTGGCCTAGCCACCAACACGAAAGTACCCTAGCACTTCCTAATATTTAATAATCAACGCCATCCGTTCGATGAGCGATCAGGATCTTATTGTCTAATTTTTCACCTTTTTACCATTCATTTTATGAAAACCAACCAACCTCACGAAGAACAACAAAACCAGGCTGAGCAGCCGATGAAGACACCCGCAGCCAACCAACAGGAAGAGGTAGGCGGAGGAACGCCTACCGCCGATCTTTACGATCAGCTCAATGAATTGCTTTCCCGCTGGCCCGAGTTCCGGATCGGTGAAATGACCACCGAGACCCTGGCCGACATCAAAGAGGGGGGCGGTATTGGTAGCTGTATCGTCAAGTACATGAAGGTAGTCGAGGAAGATCTGGCCGAAGAGAACCTTCCGAAGAAGAAGTTGCTGGACAAAGCGGCCGGTTTGGCGGTGGATGGTATTAAAGAGTACCTTGTCGCAATCCATGAGCTACTTGCCCACCCTCATCTTGAAAGGGCGGAAATCTTAGATGGAAGGGCTCTGCCAGGTACCCACATTTTAGCGGTTGAAGAAGAGCCCGAGGAGCAGGAAGAGGTAATTGCTGAACCCACCGCGGAAGAGCTGGCCATGGAGCGGCTGCGGAAATACGAGAAACTCACCAAGGCGTTTTTCGATGCACATGATGATTATGAATTTTTTGAGCAAAGTCTTTGGAATATGCTTGAAGATGCCGTTGCCGCCGAGGGTGATGCATCTGAAAAAGCCAACTACCTGTTCATGTACCGCCGGTTGATTGGACACGCGAAGGAACTGGAAAGATTACACCTAGGCCGTTGATTGAGCTAAGAGCCTACGGTAGCCATAAACGGCCGCCGTAGGCTCTTTTTAATTTTCCGGGTTTTGCCGGGAAAATACTTAAGCCCTCTCAAAGGGTCGCGCTTGAAACGGTACCCTTTGAGGTCAAGCAGGTTTAAGGTCTGAATTTCCCTGCTTTTTCAGGAAAATTTGAAAAAGCTCAAACCTTGAAGTCAAGCAGGCTTCAGGCCAGGGGCGTAGTGCTACGATCAGGATTGCCTGAAACGCTTGGTAATCAGGCGGACTGAAAAAGGAGTCTGATTAGAGCCCAGGATCCGCGGGCTTGTCGCTCCGACCGGGCTGAGTTATGGTAGAAGATTGCTTCCACGACCCTCGGCCGGTTGCTTGAATTTTTATCATTTTGGATAAAAACCCCTTCTGAGGCCCGGATTGGGTTTTCCCGCAGACTTGCAGAAAATTAAGAAGCTTACTTTCGGCCCGGCAATAAGCTCAGATTTGAAATCAGACCTTAACCGTACCTGAATCTGGCACAACGTAAAATGAAGGTAAACCGAGACTCGTATGATTCGATCAGCCTGAACTACGGAATAAATCCGCCTTTCACCAATCAGTCCTCCAAAGCAAGTCCGGAAGGCTCCGATGGTCCTTTTTCAAAAGGTAAGGGAAAAGTCAACGCCAGTTTATTTCCCTTTGCCTCGGCTTCCTCCAAGAGCCTAAATACGGCCGCTTCCCCCTGTATTATCATACCACAAAACAAGGTGCCTGCATACTGAGACGCTTCGGTACCGGGACCGGCCTGGAGGCCCAGCTGTCGGTATTTCTCGAATAGCTCTTTACCGGTCAACAT